CAACATCTTCCTGTGTAGTCATAATCGTTTGACGTATGAGCTGATCTTTCATGTCGAACTCCATCCGTGTCACTTCTGGATCAGGAGGTATGGGCAACTCTTTTGCTTCAGCAATGTCAGCCTGTAGTACAAACCACATACTAATAACAGTTGCCATTACACCGCCAATACCGGCAAGCGTTTTTACACTTACTTTAAATCCACTCTCTTCATTCAGCTCTTTTGCCATCACTTATCTTTTACCACCGTGATACTCTACAGCATGACCTTCGTCTATTAATAATTGGTTTACATTAATCATACTAACTGAATGCTCGCTATCCACATGAAGCTGCCCTAATACTCTACCAAATTTACCGACACCATGAGAATCTAAATGTATTACCGTTGCACTCTCTAGTAGCTCTGTTAGTCTAATTTTAGCAGCAATACCTCTTTGCTTTTCCTCCATGTCTCTCGTCCGGCATTCAGGCGTATTGATACCAGCAAATCTAATTCTTTTCTTAGTTGTAATATCAAACCCTAAATCAATATAAGCGTCTATAGTATCGCCATCAACAACCCTATCTAATTTTATCTTGTACTCGTACATACTTAAAGTATTACATAGTTAAGACCAACTGAAAAATCGTACCACTGCCTATCCCAATATCTATTGTATTTACCCTCAAGATAAACACCCAAGCTTTTGCTGAATCTCTTCCCAAAAATTAATCCTCCTGAAAAATCAATCCATTGATTATCATTATTAAAACCACTGTAAGAGTATTCGCCATTTGAATCCAAGTGATACGGCAAAACATTACTCCAGCTGTGAAGCCAGAAGTTATCTGTATAGTGATACAAGTCATACCCTACTACAACAGAATGTACCCATTGATTAGGCAGCTCACTTCTTTTCCTGCTAACGTAATTACTCAGCATTTGAGGGACAACGACAGCCTCCCAGACCTCAGTGCTATTAGCAACAAGCTCTCCTTCAGGCGAGAAAAACTCTGAATTGTTTACATCAACAGAGTACCCTTCTTCTAAAGCAAGTGCTGTATAATGGATTTCTCCGGTAGGCAATACCCAGTCATTTAATGGATTGTATCCGTATGGCTCAGATATACGTTGAACAACGCCTAGATTAATACTGAGCTTACTATCAAGGTTAACCCTAAATCTTTGTGATGATTCAAAATACTTAACATCTGCAAAGTTGTCTTCGATGTACTCAGCCTTAGCAATCCAGTTCTTAGCCACATACCTAACAAAGTGATCTTGATTAAAGAAAGACTTTCCTTGCTGTCTTTTCCAGTCTACTTCAGACAAAAATTCAAAACCCTTAATCTTTCCTATAGTAGCGGCATCTGAGTAAGACTTCTCAGTACCATCATAGAAAGCATTCGCTCTGTTCTCATATCCGAACCTAGCTATTTTTCTTACTCCTGCCGTTACAGCATAATCAAAAGGCGTTTCAATAACATCAGTAGTCAGCCCATTAGACACTCCATATAAATTACTAGGAGCTAATGAATTATTACCGCTTGCTCCAATATAAAAGGTAGAGAACTTAACTAGCTTTTTTAAAGACTGCCCACTTGCAGACATAAGGAGTAGACAAGTTATAATAGTCAGTATATATCTCATTGCTTGATAATTCTTTCACAGTGAATTCTTTCCCCAACTTTTACTTGCACTGTATAAACTCCAGCAGGGTATTCTGATAGATCTAACTTGTCAGATAAACTTGAGTCTATTAAAATTTGACCAGACATATTATATACGCTTGAGACTGTAGGAAGTGTAGACTTTACATTAACTATATCTGTTGTTGGATTCGGGTACAGACTTAAGTATAAGTATGACTGATCTCCTATACCAACATAATTGTCTCCGCAGTACTCATAAAGATTAACACATGACTCGTCCCAATCGCTATCGCAGCAGTACGGATCTACTTCAATAACCCAAGCGTAACAAGGGTCATTAAGCCAGTAAGGTTCTCCTGCTCCACCATAACATCCAGCATCATAAAGACAGGTGTCGGTGCTAGTATTAGCGTTTGCATTATAGTTGTACGCATCTTGATCCATACACCCTTCAACCACTTCAATACACGAACCATTGTCTGTATTAGCCATTGAATCGTAATTAAGAGCAGCCATATCAGTACACCCGTATATATAGGGAATGCAGCTAAAGTCCTCTGTATTCGATAATGGATCGTAGTTGAACATACTAGAATCAGTGCAACCATATATAAAAGGAACGCAAGTATCAGAAGCATTTGCTAAGGCGTTAAAGTTAAACATCGTAGAATCCATACACCCATATACGAAAGGCTCACACTCTCCATCATCAGTATTAGCTTCTGGATCATAGTTAAACATCGTAGAATCTGTGCATCCGAATATAAAGGATATGCATTCCCCATTATCTACATTAGCAAATGAATCGTAGTTATATGCTAGTGGATTAGTGCAGCCAAGATTAACATCAATACATCCACCATTATCTACGTTAGCTTCTTCGTTGTAGTTAAAGGCTAGGGAGTCTGTGCATCCAAATACCACTAATGTCTGACAGCTTCCGTTATCGTAGTCAGCCTCAAAACCCTGAGTGTAATATTCTAAATACCCTGCTGAGGTACATCCCGGATCATAGTAACAGCTTTCATCATCAGTATTAGCTGTAGCAACATAATTAAATGCAGTATCATCCATACAGCCGTAAGCAAACGGGACGCAAATGTTCCCGCAATAAGGTTGGAAGTCGTACACAAAAGGAAATGCATTGACAAAAAACTGAGGCACTTCAATAACAACTTCCCCTTCAGGATTAGTTATCTTAAACCCACACTGCTGTATAGTATTTATTGATTGAGAGTTAGCAAAGAAATAAACCTGTGCATCATTAAGAGAGCTTAATGGTAATGAGAAAGTTTTTTCAAACCCGTCTTCAGGATTCATATCATACTGAGAAGATAACCAGCCATTTTGATAAACTCCTAGCCAACTACCAAACCAACCGTCACCTACACCGTCAGTAATAGTTAAAGTGAAGTCGCAAGTAATTAACTCTTCTTCTACGTTTGCGTCAGGATTGTAGTTGTATTGCGTATCATCCATGCATCCTTCAACCACCGGAGTTAAACAGCTTCCGTCATCTATAGTAGCATTTGGAGAGTATTCTATGTAAGAAGAGTCAGTACATCCTTCAACATCAATGTCGCCCGCACAAGCCAATACCTCAAAGAAGATTTCGTCTTCATATCCAAAGTCAACAGTCATTGGGTTAGTAAAGTAATAGATCGAATCACAAGAGCCTACAATAGCAGCCCCATCTACGCCACCAAACTGAGCAGCATTCAGCCCATCGCCATAAGTATCTGTAATCTCAAACTGCATACTAGCACCTACTGGAGCACATACTGCTGTCTGAACAGGTATGCCGGGAGTATCATATTCTCCGGGAAATACCTCATATATAGTTTGAGAATTTGTTTGATCATATAGCTCCCAAGCTGTTTCAGAAGGATAGCTATCTGGAACTATTGTTACAACAATTGGAGACTCTCCAGACTCACAATCTATCTCCACAGGCAGATCACAAAAGCCTAACTCAAAGTTTGCCCAAGGATTCCAGTTGTATGCTTCAGGGTTTGTACATCCCGGTATAGCTCCACACGGTAAGCAGCTCTCCCAACAGAACGGCGGTAGAACCATGTCTTCATCCCCAACAGTCACCTCTCTGTTTATGAAACCAAACTCATCAAAAACAAAACAGCCTGACTCGTTAACCCCATCTGGCACTTCTTGATACTCCCAGTTGTTAGCAGAAAACTTCCATGAATAAGTTCCAGCAGACAAAGGGATTGTTATATCCCACACTCCATTGCCATCAGGGTCTTCCATAGTAGCGCAGTTACCACACCATTCGTTGAACGTACCGTTTACTTCAGGATTGATTATCTCTGGAGGAGCATCATTTAGGTCTAGCTGGAATGTTACATCTACTGTAGGTAAATCGCAGGGAATAAGATTAAAATTATACTCTACTATTTCTGACCCAAAGTCATAATCCTCAAACAAAACTCCTTGACATTGATTTTCAGCAGAAAAGAATCCATTACCATAGTCACAACAGATTCCATCTCCAAACTCATCAGTCATTGTAAACTTGTAAGGGAAAGGAGAAGCCTCCATTAAAAGTCTTTCTGTTATCGTATTACTAACGTAGTTAGTGTAACCGTAGTCATCATCAGACAGGATAGTATCCGGACCTTGAGTGATAGCCCAAGCCGTTTCTTGTGGGTACTGATCAAATCCAATGGTTAAGTCTATGTAGGAGAACTGAGCTGTGCTAATTAATCCTAATAGAGACAGAAGGAAAGTTAACAGTATCCTCATTATGCGTAGTCTATATAGGTAATAGACACATCCTCTCCGTTTTCAAGAGCTTTAGCTATTGGCGGGTATACATCAAAGTAAGCCTGAGTAGACTTTCCTATGAACCCATCTTTCGCTTTTTTATTGCTCGTTTGCGTTGTACCAACCAACAAGCAACCGCTAGTGTGCTCGTCAGTATTGCCGCAATGAATAAGTATATACTGGAAATTAGGTACATCACGCACCCACAACATACCTTTGTGAATGTCCTTAAATCTTTTTTCATATTTAGCATTAAATCCACCAACAGTTCTTAAAGTAACCCTGTAAGTTCCTGAAGGAATTCTAGTTTCATGCATTACCTTTTCATCTCTTTCTTCGTCCTCTAGCGTGTAAGCTAAGAACTCTCTACTCTTATCTGAATTTACTTTATACAGAATTCCATTGGTAGAGTCAGACTGTGAGCTTATTCTTAAAACTTCTAGTTTCATGTAGTAATGTCAATTTTAGAAATGTCATCATTAACGATAAAGCTACCAAAACGAATAGTAGTACTTACACCGTCTAAGATCTGCTGCAAGTCATACACGTAAGCTCTTGGTAAAACATCTTTCATAACATCGGAAGACGCAGTGATAGTGAGATTACCGCTATCGTCCGTAGTAAAGGAGAAATTTTTTCCTTTAGGATCTTTTTTACCTCTAGTGGCTGATCCGATTATTAACTCTCTATTTCTGTCATCACCTCTAGATCGGCTTGATGATCTTACCTGCATAAAGAATTCATGTCCAGAAGTCGCAAGAGTCAAAGCGGTTCCGCTTGAGCTCTTAAGAAGAAGACTGAGGCTGAACGTATCACCTCTTCTGCAAGTAATGTTTAATTCTTCTGCGGTATCTAGATTTACAGAACTAGCCATATCATATATTAATTAGTTGGTCAATTATATCTCCAGAGTCAGATGCAGCTTCACTTTCGTCTAGCTCTCCCCTTTCTCCTTGTCTTTGAGCTATAAGCTTAGACTGCTTTACAGCTTGCTGGTCTACTCTTTCGTCTTTTCTATCTTCTTTCAACACCTCAAGCTTTTCTTTAAATTCTTGATCGTCAGTCTTAAACCCAAGTGTTGCCTGAGCCCTAATTAACTCAATCTCTCTTCTATACTCATGCTTTACTGATTCAAGTTGAGCTTCAAGTTGATTCTTTAGCTGCATCTTTTGAGCTTCTATTTGAGCCTCCATCTGCATTTCTTGTGCTCTAGACTGAGACGCTTGCTGAGCTGCTTGAGCTGCTTGTTGGGCTTGCATCTGAGAGTTTTGAGCAGCCATATCTTGCATCGCTTTCATTCGCCTCTTGCGCCTAACAATTAAAAGTCTTTCAGCTTGGTTTACATCCTTAAGATTTCTAATAGCAATAGCGTCCTCAAGATCAATTTCTTTTTGAGCTAATGAAGTTTGAATGTTTTGCTCAAGGTATTGTCTTTCCATCTCTTCCATCTCTTTCTGAACCTTAACTCCGAAGTTGTACATCGGAAGCTCATTAAAAGAATGAAGTACTTTCATATTTTCCTTACCAATAGCATTCTCATACACATTCATTAAAACAGATTCTTTTGGAATAATCTGCAAGCACTTAACTACATCTTCGCAAACCTTCTTATATAGAATCATAGAAGCATTTGTAATGTCGTAGATAGCGTTATTACCAGCAGCCATAGCCTGTTCTCTAACACCTACAAGTGAATCTGCTTTTGGCGTAGTTCCGTCCATCACTTCATTGATTCCTGTAGCATCACGGATCATTCTCAGGTAATGGTTATACAAACCAATTAACTCATTAATATTTCTTATAGAGTTTCCAATTTCTCGAACTGGAGGATTCTGGAAGCCGCCATCAGGGTTTTTAGATCTATAATAGAAAACACCTGTCTGCTCGTATATATCATGAAGCTCAAGAGGCTGTAAATCACCACCTTTACCTAGTTGTACATTTTCTAACCCTTCAATGTCAATGATCAAACCATCTGGCTTTGCCTTAGCAATAGCCTGTTGAATTTTTAGGTGTGTGATTTGAAGCATGTCTGCAAAACCAACACAACTATCTACCATTGATTTAGTGTTGTTGTTCAACACATTGGTAGCCACAACAGAGTAAGAAAGCTTAGCCTTGCTAATATCGTGTATGTTCTTTGGTACGTTAGCCTTTAATCCGTAGTCAATAACGAAATCTGTCCCTAGAATATATTTGCCAGAATACACTGTTGTAACCTCCATCTTATGTGGCTTTCTTTCAAACACACTTCCGGCTCTTTCCTTATAAGTATATCCTTCAAAGTAAAAACCTACATTTCCATGTCTATTCTCTCTTTCTTCGAAATGAAGACAATCAACAGAAAGAAACTCAAACTCCATAAGATTAACCATGTACTCATTAAGGTCTTGGTTTTTAAGAGAAGGTATAGAATCATGCATATACCTGTCGCTACTCCCTTGCTTAGTAGCTGTCTTAAGAATTTGTTTCATCTCCTCGTCAGAGAAGTCATTGCCAGCAATTCTTTTTAGCTCTTGTACTGGAATCTGTTTGATGTGTCCTGCGTAAACAAGATCTCCAAAGCTAGGGTCTTCTGTCTTGCTATGTACAAACATTGCAGGATCTACATACTCTGGAGTAATACCGTAATTAGGGTCATTAGATCTTTTAACAACTGCCATCCCTAGAGCAGCAATGTCATTAACGCATCTTCGGAAGATGTCGTCGTTAAAGTTAGACCAAGTAAGGGTCATTTCTGTTCCAATCTGAGCAGCTATCTCTGCGTCAGTCTTAGTATTGGTGTCTAGAAATATCTCTGCCTCCTCTAAAGAATCCGGTAATTTCTCTGGATCATCACCAAGAGTGAAACCTCCAGTAGTTTTCTTTAGCTCAACTAAAGCTTCTTTAGCTTGTATTTGATTTGCTAGTCTTTTCTTTTTCTTATCTTTTTCAGAGCTAGACAAAGGATCAACAGCCTCTAGATTGGGGTAGGGTTTTCTAGATAGAATTTTATTTACAACAATTTTAACGAACTTAGGCAGGATAGGAACAGGAGTGTAATCCATGTTCATCAATGAGCCTTCTCCTTTATTTGGATCGTTGGAGTTTAGTAATTGCTTGTAAATTGTAGTGTCTTGAGTTCCGTTTGCGTATCTTCTATTTCTGTCAAAAACATTATTTCGACTTCCATATAATGAGCTCTTGTCGTTGAGTTTCCCCCATTGGGTCTCAATAGCTTTCGCATATCTAAGTCCATAACTCTTACTGAGCTTCTCTTCTTGCAGTGCTAATGGATCTGGAAAGCTAGACTTTTGTTTGCTGTTGCTGTTGTACATTAAGAAGTGTTTTCTAGATTACAAATATAATAAATCATCCACGCACCTTATAACGCCTAAAAAATGTTTTTTCGTCGAACTTAGAATCTTTCTTTTTCTGCTTAATTTTCTGCGCTGCAAGCAAGGCTAAGCCTGAACTTATGGTAAGGTCAAACTTTGTACGGTCGTTTATTTTGAACCCAATCCAATCCTCAAGTGTTTTATTAAAATACATATTACCGGCTTCGCCTGTCTCTCTATTTAAACCAACATTATCATGTATATATGCTTCAATAGCATGAGCATGAGCCTGTATTACATCTACTGAGTTAGATGGGATACCTTTTGTTTTTACATTTACTTTTGCGTTCGCACTCATCAGGTGCTTAGGTCTATCCATTAGATAACCGTCATACCCTCTCTGTTCAAAGTGTCTTGCTATACCGTACTTGTTGTTCTCTATTAATATAGGGTATCCGTAGAACACAGCAGACATAAGAACGTCTTCATAAAATATTTTTGCAAGAGGTGGTCTGGAAGCGTACTCCACAACAAACATGTTAGATGGATGCTCCATGTTGAATTTATTATACAAGTGAAGAGAACCCTTAGACCCCCTACCATCTACAGTAGAGTCAAGGTCATAACTATCCACACCGCCACAACCCATGTGAGTATGTGGTGGTATTCTCTTTCCTCTCTCTACTTTCTTTTGATTTCTAAGTTCCGGGGGCGGCATCCAAGCTACTTTGAATCTACCGCTTGGATCGGGAGAAAACACAACCTCAGTATCTTTCTCTCCGTTCTTCCATACGAAGTTACCTGCAACAACAGGGTTGGGAAACAAGCTATCATTATGATTAACCTGTTCATATATCTTACCTACATTAAACAGACTCCCATCAATACTGTCTCTAAAGGCTTCGTCTTCACTAAAAGCAAACTGACGTATAACCTCATTAAGCTCTGACGCATCATGAACTAAAGCTTCTCTTTCATTCTTCAAGTATGTTTTAGATCCTTGAGTGATAATATCAAAGTCCAACCCATCAATAGGCTGCTCTGGATCATCAATAATAGAGTTACCGTATTTATCAAAGAATCCTTCTAGCGCATCATACGCTGGAACAAACAACCTGTACAGTCCAGATCTAGTCCTCCCATTCTGATTCCTCTCCATCGGATTCGAATCTTCCCAGATATTCTTGTACTCTTTTCCTCCCTTGTCCATTGGATTCACGGTACTTCCTACTAGAGCCTTTCCTATTATTCTTCTTCCTACTATTAAGCATGTCCTCTGAATCCTCCATGCCTCTCTTATGTCTGCGGGTCTTTCCCATTTTCCTGCTTCGTCTAAATAAAGCATGTGAAGCTTCTCACCATCGTATGCGTTATTGGTAGTGTTCTTCCAATTAACTACAGTGTTGAGTGCGTCACCTACTTGTGATGTTTTATTTTTCTTAGTGATTCTTTTAGACGGTTCTCTGAATGCCAGCTCCATTCTTGGATTGGTAGTACCGTCTTGTATAGGTTTAAAAAAGAAAGGGTAGCTCCTAAACATAGCCACCAGTTTTTTCATGAAAATATTTTCCTGAGCATCCTTACCAGTTTTTGATTGAATACCAAGAAGTTTGTCTTTAACTTGCGTTGATTCGTCAAGTAATACTGAAGAGCAAATGTTAGTGTAACCG